ACTCTATGTAACCATTAGCATTTATTTTAAGACCCTTTTTAGTACCAACATCAAAGGGTACACCGAAGTCCGGTCCTATTTTTTGTTTGATACAAGAGAGGTCACAAGTTCCACAAGAAGAAAGAACACCCTCGTCGATAAGTCCGTTACAGTTATTGTCTTTACTATCACAGGCTTCGGGTTCAGGTAGTTTTTCACCAGTACACATTCCCCAATAACCAGATTTACAGATTTGTACTCCAGCTTGACATATGCCTTTGCCTATCCACTGTGGCTGACCTGAATAACAGTTTGCTGCGTTTGACTTACAAGGACAGCCTTCCCAGTTTTGTTTTGAACAGTCGGGGCAAATAGAAGCAAAATTTGGATTGTTGTCGTTGCAATCACCACCCTTGATACAACCGAGCCCATAGCCGTCACCGTCTTTATCTATGCATTGCTGCCACATTCCAGTGTCAGGTAAGCCACCCTTTGTATCCGGTCCACCAGCCGGGGGACCAGAAGAAGTATCTTTTTTTGGAGGGTCTGGAAGAATAGTATCGACTCCACCAGCATCAATAAATTGTATAATTACATCAGGTGGTGGTCCGAGTGCATCAACTGTACCCGTTGTATCTTCAGGAATTGAGGCAATATCCTCAACAGTGTCCTTTGAAATGTTTATAATATCTGTCGGGGGATTGTATATCCCCGCATCAACAATCTTAATGGGTGTATAAGTTGGAGCCTTAGAACAGCCACCAAGGATTAATAAAATAAATAATAGTTTTCGCATAGTCATACCTCTAGTATAACCATTATAACACTATTTCCAGAAAATTTGAATACCAACAAGCACAAAAGCGAGTAAAGAGCTAACAATATTTTTTGGAGTAAAAGCTGACTCTCCTAAAAAGATCCAAGTCAATATTGGGAAACTAATATATGATAGTCCAAATCCCAACAATCTTGAAGACCAAGCAGTACCAAGTCCCTCATAAGACCACTTGGATCCCCACCAAAAGGCTAGTGACACAGGAAAAGCCCACAAAACTGCCGTTAACAATGGTTTGTCCTTCCACCAGTCCCAAGCAAACTGAGAGTTGTTAAGAAACCAAGCGAAAACCTGCCCTAGTAAAAGCATCAGGGACCCTAAAAGTATTAAAGTTGTTTTTGACATAGAACCTTTATAATTAGCAGCCTATTTATTCTACCACAGATTGGGGATTATATCAATGAAAATTAATAAAGAACTTGTAAAACAGATCATTAAAGAAGAGCTTGAAAGTGCTCTAGAAGAGCAAACATCATTTTCTCAAGCTGGTCGTGATGCTGCTAGAAAGAAAGCCAAAGAAATGGAAGGTCCCGGTGCTGTGGCTAAATTTCTTGATAAAAAATCTGGTGGTGTTAATGTTGCCACAGACATGTTAGCCAAGGCTGCTGGAGAATTAGAAAAAGCTGGTGAAACTAAGAGTGTTGCAAAAGCTGCAAAGCCTAGAAACACTAGTGCCATTAAGGCAGTACAGAAGCAGCTAGGTGTAAAAGCCGATGGACTTATCGGACCTAAGACTGTCGCTGCTTATAACATGAAGATTAAGCCATCGGAACCAATGACTATTCCTGTCTTAAAAAACATAATGCGTCGTGAGCCAACTGCTACAGCGGAACTAGTAGGTAGTATGTTAGCTCGCAGGGGTGCTGCTCAAGCTGTTGCAACTGCTGCTGGTCCAAAGTCTGCTGGATTATCCCCAGATGACCAGAAGGAAGTTGATGCCGAGCTTAAAAAAGCTTTCGACCCGATCGAGAAAGCACTTGAAGATGCTGAAGAAGAATTTAAACCACTCATGCCAATTAAAGAATCCTTCGAAAGATTTTTAAAGTAAGCTTACAGTTCACTAAAAAACTTCTTTATAATTTTATACTTGCCTCCAATTAATTTATATTTTTTGGAGGCTTTGTATAATCTATACTTCAGCATTCTTGATTTGTAGAAAGCAGCCATTACATTGAAATCATTTTCGAAACTAGTTGTTGAATACGGGAATAAAAACCCCTTTGTTCTCAAATTTTTATTTTCTGAATTCCAATTAGTATTAGAGCTAGGACCCCATGACCCACTATAAGAATTTTTATTTAGGGATAACCAATGTTTTTTGATTTTAAGAAAGTTTTTATTTTTTAAAAGTAACACACTGCTAAATTCATGATGGAAAACATATTCGGTGTCGTCAGTCTGACGGTCGACCTCAACAAAGACAGTTTTTGTTTTTATATTGTATGTGCCACGAACCCATTTGTGTCCATTGATTCGGAGGTCGCGACAAATAACAACTCTTGTTAGGTGTTTGTTGATTGTAGTTTTGTTGTATAAGCCAATAAACTGCTTAATTTTAATTTGATTTTGTTTAAAAAGTCTTCTTGATGGACTTTTACAGGTGACAACATGAGCCTCGCAGGTATCATGAGCAATGTATTTTTCGTTTCCAGATCTATAAATATCGGTTGAGTGTGCAGGAATCGAATATAGTGTGAAAAAAATAAGTAACAGCTTCTTCATTGTGGTCTCCATGATATGTTTTATTATATCAAAAAGTACTTTACATGTCAAGACAGTTTAACCATCTCAAACTACTTACTTTATGCTCTACACATGGAAAAAGTGGCAAATTTTAGAAACATCAAGTCTAAAGTTTCGCGGTAGAAACATGAATTTCATCCCATTTGTAAGCCCAGCAGAGCAAGCTAAGGGTTTAATGTACCGCGAAGAGCCACTAGGACCCAATGCAGCCGGTCTTTTTATCTATGATAAGCCTGAAATGCGATCATTTTGGATGAAGAACACTTACATCCCACTCGACATTGTGTTTTTAGATGAAAATGGTGAGATTGTAGGTATTCATTTAAATGCAAAACCCGAATCTGAGGAGTCTATTGAGTCTCCTGTTCCTGCTCAGTATGTGATTGAGTTTGATGCAGGTGAGGCTTCGGCTCTCGCTCTCCGAGTAGGGGATCAATTTTTTCTATAGCATCCCAACATGTTGGGCATATTAAGTGTTTTCGTTTAGGGTTAGCAATAACTTTCCATGTCATAGCCATCTCTCTACTTTTTTTATCGAATGGTTCTTTACAATTGGAACATTCATCTGGAAGAAAGATACCTTGAAGCTTCTTTTCTAATTGTTTTTCAGCTTCTTTTTCCTCTTTAAGCATCTTTTTTCTTTTAATCTTTCTTCCTAAGTTGTTACTCATATTTTAATGGTACCATAATATATTAATATGTTTAACTATTTATATAAATGAAAAAAATACTAGCCTTAATCGCAATTTTATTCATCTCTACACCAGTTTTTGCTAAATCAAAGACAAGATTTTATGATTTTAGCGACCAATTGATTGATGGAAACATAAAAAAGCCATCAACAATCTACATGGAAGCTAGAACTCGTGCTAAATTTGCTAAATTGTTAACATTGAAGAAGTCTTTCATCCCAAGACTACTGATGACTGGTAAAGAATCACTTTTAAAGTGACTACTGTAAGTAAATTGGTGAATAATTTTCTAATCCCATCTCAAGTTGTGATGCTATTGTTAGTAATCGATGAAATTCACTTAAAATAATATGATCTGTAATCATTTCAGTATGTTCATCTACCGAATCGAGTATATCTTCTAAAAACATTAGGGTTTCACTTAGAACAATTACAAATTCTGACATGTCTTCTATGGTAAGATCCCCATAGCTAGACATATCTCTCATTATCTCAACCATTCTATCATAAAATGACTTAGTTATAGAGTAAATTCTTATTATACTGTATATATCCACACTACTATTATACTACTTTTTCAAAACTTTTTCAAACTTTTCAAAGAAATCAGCCTTAAATTGATTAAATTGTTTAGTTTCATAAGTTTTTTCGAATTTATTCATAAAATATGTCGTTTGGTCGCCAGTTTTATCCTCTGTCATTATGTTATTTGATGCGTAGACCGGACTTAAAACTAGAACTGTTGCGATTACTGTTATTAATTTGCTCAAAACTTTGCCCTCTGTCCTCATAGTTATTATATGAGGCGAATTATTTTTACCATTGCGGTAATTTCAATTTTAAGTAGTTGTTCAAATCGGTTAAACTACCAAAATCTACCCTTTTTTAAGGGGACTTTCTTGAAAATTGAAAAAATAACTGAAATATCTGTCTGTAATCCTGAGAATATTGAACATTGTATAACTAAAAAGTATGGTTCAACCGCTTCATCGTTCCTTGTAAGGCATAAAAAGGATAAATCTTACCTATTGACCTCAGCACATGTCTGTGTTGATGATTATGGAAGGTTGGTTCACCTTCCAAAGTTCAAAGCAACAGTTAAATTCTATGGTTTGGACTTAAATTTAAAGAAATATAACTATAAAATCGAGAAAGTAGACTTTGAAAACGACTTATGCTTAGTTTCTACTAAAAGAATGAAGAAAAAACCGTATAAAATAGCAAGAAAGAACCCAAAATTGGGTGAATATGTCTATAATATTGCCGCTCCAAGAGACATTTTTGGTAAAGGTATGGTGCCTTTATTCAGCGGACATTACAGTGGACAAGCCCATGGTCGCTCTATTTTTTCAATTCCTGCCTTTGGTGGGTCCTCTGGATCGCCAGTATTGAACAAAAATGGTGAAGTAATCGGAGTTATCAGTGCCGTAACTAAAAATTTCAACAATTTAGTTATGGCATCAACACTCAAATCAATAAAGGAGCTAATTAAAGATGGAATACCATAAAAAACTAGAAGAAGAGGTCGCAAAGCTCAAGGAAGAAAAGAGAAGATTAGAAGACGAGAATGCTTCATTATGGTTTTTGCTAGATGAATTTGAAAAATCTAATATTCATAATCCAGAGTACAAAGAAATGTTTGAAGAGGTTTATGAAAAGCTTAGGTACCAAAGTTTAATGACTGTTACAACGGATGGAGAAGCTTAGTGTTGATTATTGAAATAAAATCGAAGAGAACCCGACAGTTTTCTTCTATAGTAATTTATCTTGACGATGGAAAAGTTTTACTTTTAAAAAGAAAAGATAATGTACCATATGGTGGATTATGGGGATTTACCGGTGGCGGTGCAGAAAAAGATGAAACACCAGAAGAGGCTGCCGTAAGAGAAACTGTAGAGGAAACTGGAATTAAAGTTCTGGCAGATGACTTAGTTTTTTTAGAGAAAGTTTTATCACCGGATAACAGAGATGTACACATCTTCGCCTGTAATAAATTTGAAGGAAAAGTTAATAGTCAAAAGGTTTATGAGGAGCATGACGGCTATGATTGGGTAGCCATTGAGGAGCTTGGTGAGTATGATATGCCAGACAATTCAATGCCGCTGATTAAAAAGGCTCTTTCAGTACTTTAACTCTATTTATTCTATGGATAAAATTCTAAAACTTTGGGAACAATTTATAAAAGAAGCTAAGGACCCGAAAGTTGGAACTGGAAAGAAGCCAAAGGGGTCTAGCCGTCGTCTTTATACCGATGAGGACCCAACAGATACCGTTTCAGTCAAGTTCCGCACCGCCGCAGACATTAGAAAGACCTTATCTAAAAAAAGTTTTAAGGCTAAGTCACATAAAAGGCAATCACAAATAATTAATCTAATACACCAAAGAGTTAGAGCAGCATATCAAAATGCTAAAGATCCAGACACTAAAAAGAGACTTAAGACGGCTTTTGATTATGCTAAAAAGCGAAAAGAAGCTTCAAAGAAAAAAACCGAAAGGTTGAGGAAAAACAAATGAAAACCACAAAAGATAAATTAAAACAATTAATCAGTGAAGAATTAGCCAACATCATCTCAGAGCAAGGTCGCTCTGGTATGGCTGGTATGGAGCGAGACGACGATGCTTTTGCTCAGATGTTGGCAAAGCAAGCTGGAGCCAGCAGTAAGGCACCGGAAAAAGAAGTTGACGATAAAGACGAAGCTAAAAAAGCCGCCGATGAGATTCGTGAGCTAGCAGAAGACTTAGAAAAAGAACTAGATGGCGAATTAAAAGAGAAAGCTACAGCTATTATTGACCTTGTTAACACAAGACTTTAATGAGGGAATATAAAATGAAAATTACCAAAGAAGAGCTAATAAAAATCATTGAAGAAGAATGCGGTCATATGATGCGCAGAACTCAGCCACCACAGATGAAGCCAGTGGATATGAAGACTATGATGCCAGAGCCAGTTGGTGGTGATCAAAGTCCAGTTAGACAATTGGACCATCATGACGAAGAAGGTAGAATGGCTAAGTCTCAACTCTACAGAGCCGCTAAAAATGCTCAAGAGATTATGAATAACATTGGCGATAATGATGAATTAGAGGGCTGGGTTCAGTCAAAGATCACTAAGGCTGCTGATTACCTAAGCTCAGTGAAACACTATTTAGAATACGAGTATAAGACAGATGGTGAAGAAAAAGATATCCCTGTTGTTGTTGTGATGGAAAATGAAGATAACTAAGAAAAAACTTGAAAACATCATTCGTGAGGAGCTACTGGTTGAATTTACAACAACTGGTATTGATGTTCCTCGTATTGTTTCTTTAAGAAGACCAGCAAAGAGAAAGTCAAAAGCTAAAGATCCAATGAAGAGAATTGAAACTGACCTTCACACGACTCAAGATTCAGTTGATAGGCTGGAAGAGTTTGTCCGTGAGATTTACAACATGCTAATCAAGATAGTAAGGAAGAATAAGTAATGTGGGATAAGAAGGGTGAAAATTTAACTTATAAATTTCTCAAGTTATTAACTGAACAGGATAGACCAAAATTAGCTGTTATAGTTGGTGATAGTCAAACTGCTTTTAGTGGCGGGGCTTTAGAGAAGAAGTTGGAGTCAGGTGGATATGAAGTTGTTAGAAACTTTAAGGCTGGTGAAAATACTGCTAAAACTATTAGCAGGTTACGAAAGATCAACCCAAAGTCTCCAGTAGATTTGGTAGTGGTTTTCACAGGTGGCAACAACCCAAGTGAAACATTCAGTGCGGATAAAACAGAAGAACTTATTAATACTATTAGGCAAAAATATGGTAACCCACAAATTATTTTTGGTGTTGCGCCGCCGGCAACTAAAGGCAACCCAGCAAGCATTAAAAAAGTCTTTGGTAGAGAATCACACAGCGAAGATTATGCGGCGAAAAGAGACAGGATGGCTCAAGCTATAGCTGATAAAGCCGCATCGATGGGAGTAGCAGCCATCGACCCTCGCAGTTTCATATCAGATCCAAGTTCTATAACAACTGGGGATGGTATTCACCTTCGTGGGGAGCTAGCGGAAAAGTTTGCGAGTGCTATAGCATCTCAAGTTGATCAAGACCTAGTTAACATTCCTACACCATCAAAGACATCCAGAACTTTTACTGGTGCTCGACTTAGTACTTCAGAGCTAACAAAGCTAAATGCTGATCAACTTGCTAAATATGCTTTTAGCAGATCTAGAGTTTGTCGTCGGCTTGGATATATAACGATTGGTTCCGAAGGTGAACGAGTTGAAGATTTACAAAAATCACTTGAAACCATGGGCTATGACATCACAGACGAACTTGGAGAGTTTGGTGAAAATACTTTGGCAAATATATTTGCTCTCCAGCAGGATGCCAATATTAGAACAGATGGTTGTGTTGGTCCAGAAACTTTAAGGTCAGTAGAAAAAGAAACAACATCAGATTTGAGTGACCAATTTTTTGGAATAAGACAATTCAAACCGGGTAGCAGTGAAGCTCTTGAACTCTTTGGTAAAGCAGCAAGATATTTAGGCTTGCCAGAAGAGTTCGGTACCTCCGATGATCTACAATACATTCTAGATAGAGAGAGCAAGGGTATCGTCGGTAAGCCAAATTATACCTTTGGTGAGTCCCACAAAAACAAAAATGCTAATGAATGGGCTGGGATTTGGGACAGACTAAGAAAGGGTGAAATCTGGACTAGAAGTACAGCAACTGGACTGGGACAGCTATTATCTAGAAATGCTAAAAGGTATTATCCAGATGGTTTACAAGGCATCGGTGATGCATTCAACGAGGCTGTTGGAATGCTTTCTTATATCAGAAAACGATATGGCTCACCAGAAGTCGCTAGAAGTGTTTATGGCAAAAAAGCGACATACAAACATGGTATAACTGGCAGAACTAGAAGAAAAGGATTTAAAGAGGGTTACTAATGATTTCTATTACTGTTGGCAAAACTTTAAACCCTTTACTCTGGGATGGTATGATCTTAAAACCAGAGATTCGTGAGAAGCTTTTAGATATTGCTAAACACTTCGCTGAATACTTGGATATCCCAAACGAATCAATTAAAGATGTAACCTTCACAGGGAGCATGGCAAATTTTCACTATGGCGAGAAATCAGACATCGACCTCCATGTCATCGTAGATTATAAAGATATCGATGATAATATTGAATTAGTCAAGAAGATGTTGCGAGCCAAGAAAGCCCTCTACAATGACCGTCGTGACATTACAATCAAAGATAGGGAGGTAGAGTTGTATCCACAAGATGCGAGCGAGCCACACTACTCTACGGCTGTTTATAGTGTTAAAGATGGTGAGTGGATTACTAAACCTACACCAGTTTATGTTGATATCGATGATGATATGATTCGTAGAAAGGCTGAAGAGTTGATTGATCAAGGAAAGCTTGTCATCAACACAGAAGATCTAGATGATAAGGCTGAGAGGCTTGATAAATTTAAAGAAAGAATTATGAATATGAGAAAGGCTGGTTTAGAAAAGGGTGGCGAGTTCTCAACTGAAAACCTAGTGTTTAAAGAATTGAGGAACAACGGCTTTCTAGAAAAGCTTCTAACTGCTATAAACAAGAACATTGATAAAACACTCTCGCTCGATGAGATGGAAAAATATCAAAGACAGTCGATTAAAATTAATAAAATTAACATCCCAATTCTGTTAGGATTAAAAGGTGGCGGTAAAGCTTTTATGCCTCATAAAAAGAACAAAAAAATGAAGCCTTATACCAAGCAACCAAAACCAAATTATCTATCGGCACCCCCCGGTGCAGCGGGTGGTTTAGAGGAAACCTCTTCAATGGCTGGTGGGGATATTGAAATTTATGGTACACGTTTCCCCGGTCCAAAACCTTATAAAAAAATAGCTTATGTTGGCTATGCTGGCTCAGTCGATCCCAATACAGGCAATCGTGGTAAGTTCTTAGTGGAGAAAGAAACTATTTATGAGAAGGAAGATAAGCGAGGAGCGACCCCAGCATATTGTAGAAAAACCCCTTGTAAAAAAATGGGCTTCACACAAAAAGCAAGTTGTAAGTCACAGGATATTAAAGACTGCTATCGTGGAAATAAAAAAGGAAAAAAATAAATGGCTATTATTGTAGAAATCAAATCAAAAAAAAGTTGCTGTAGAGAGAGTAACATTGTTCTGACTGAACAGCAGGCTAGTGATGTCCTTGGCTTTCTTTCAGGCGAAAAGGGTGGGAACATCGGGGCTGCTATAAGAACAACGATAGCAAAACAGGTTGTTGAAATGTTTGTTCCTGCTAGCCTTGAATCCTTCTTAAAAGAGAAAAAGCTTTATAATGTTTTTGTTAATACAGTTTCAGCTATTGATTTAGATCAAGTTTTAGCCCTTGTTGGAAAAGGCGAAAATAAAAGAAGTGCTTGTGAAAATGTTGCAGAAGTAGTTTTACAAGGGCTCGAAAAAACAATGATTGGCTTGGTATCTCAGAAATTAAGAGACTTTCGTGCAGATTTACCATCTGGTGATGACTCACCATTTTTATCTATTTTTAGTGATTTAGCTGGTTTGGCTTTATCAGGTGGTGCATTAGCAACAAACATTGCAGGTGCAATATTCACTGAAAATACAAAGGATTCTTTAAACCAACAAATCGCTGATCAGTTATGTGATATTGATTACGAGAAAATGTTTGGAGATGTCTTTGGTCAGTTTGGTGGTGCCGCTAAATTTGCATCAGATGCAGCCGGCGATGTTGTTGACTTTTTTAAACAATTTGAAGAATAGTATTTGAGCGGTTTAAAACTACTTATTGTATGATAAAAGTTGTAGATAAATCAAAAAATAAAATTTATGATTCTAATAACGAGTTAATTGATAGTTTTGTTAATTATTCATCTAAAAATTTAGACTTTGATAAACCTGTGACCATTGAGCTTTTGGATGATGAAAGAAATGCTAAAAACCCATTGGGTATGACTGCTTACTATAGTCCAGAAGAAATGAAGGTTGTTGTTTATGTTACAGGGCGACACTTAAAAGACATTTTAAGATCAATTTCCCACGAATTAATTCACCATGTTCAGAATTGTCGTGGAGATTTAGATAGTACAGACGATACTAAATTGGGATATGCTCAAAGAGACAAGCATATGAGAGATATGGAGACTGAAGCCTTCAACTCAGGAAATGTTATGCATTTTAGAGACTTTGAAGATATTTATAAACAGAGGAAACACAAAATGAGCGAGTTGCAAGAGGGTAGACTAAAAAAACTAAATGGTCTTTTAATGGAACAGGATACACTAGGGAAAATTTATGAACCAGTCAGATCTAAAATCATGGATGCTGAAGATTTAAATTTATTAGCAAGATTCATTGTTGATAAGGCTGATGATACAGTTCTAAGCAAACTTGAATTAGCTGTAATCTTTCAAGGAATTAAATCTGCTGAAAAGAAAGGTATGTTGGACAATTTAAAGAATATATTAATGAAAAAGACCAAAAAACAAAAAGGTGGATTCGCGAAAGGCAGATTTATGCCAGTTTACACTCCAGCAAATGATTACAAAGGAGATATTGTCAAGGGACTTAGTGATACTTTCTTCTCAGCACCTCTTGATAGAAAAAAGAGAAATGAAATTGTTAGAATACTATCAATTGCACCAGCAGAGGCAAAACCAGTAGATTTAGGTGATATTGAACAAACTGCAAAAGTACTTATGGACTTGTTTAAAAGTCAGGGAAAAGAAGTAAGCCCTGCTCAAGCTAAAAAATTAGCTGCAACATCAAAAGGTAAAAAATTAGCCGCATCTTCAAAAGGACCGCGCAAATATAGAAAATGCACTGGAATTCTCAGAATGGGTTGTGGTGGTGATAATATTGAAGTATTGCAAAGAAAATTACACAATGTTCTCAAACTTAAATCTAATGTAGATTCCTTTGCTGATAAAAAGTTTGGACCAGGAACCAAAAGAGCCGTTAAGGCATTCCAAAGAGCAGCCAAGCTAGGTGTCGACGGTGTTGCAGGACCAAACACACTCAAGGCTCTTGATGCAGCAGTGGCAGGGAAGCTAGGAATCGCAAGCCCAAAAGGACCAGCAGGAGATATCGATCGTCTTGCTAGACCTGGAAGTGAGATAGATAATATCTTTAAGCAGGTAGTCACAAATTACCCATTAGTTCCTCAAAATGAGAGAGACCCAGAGTACAAAAGAGTCAGAAGGCAAGTTATGAACAATATTCGCACTGAATTGGGAAGTGACAAGAGAGAGGAATATCTTGCAGGCGACAAAATCAGTCGTTTGAAGACAGCACAAAAAATTAGATCATTCATCACACAGGCTATGCGCGGTTAAAATGTCAAAATTATCAGTATTAAAACAAATAATGGAAGATGATTCAGTAAGTTTAACAATGCTTTATGAATCTAACAGAGAAGCCAACTTGGAAGAAGCACCGCGATTCCCTCGGAGACCTGCTAGACCCACACTCGCCAAAAATCGCACAGGATCAAAAACTAAAACAGGTAATACGGCAGTACCAACACCTCAAGAGGTTAAACAAGTTGCTGAAAAAGGCACCCCTGCACAGAAAAGTAGTATGATCACTGATCTCATGAGATTCAGAATGATGGGTATGATTAGTGACGGCGAGGCTGGCTTAGGTGGTCTTCTAAGTTTTTTCCAATTTGCATTTTTAAACAAGGTTCTATCTAGCCCCAAAACCGCAAAAGTATTAGGATTTGCTGCGACGAAAGGCGGCATGGCTGCATTATATCTATTAGCTGCTGGAGTAGGTGGTGGTGTTGGAGCTTATTTTGGCAAAAAATTAAATCAGATCGGATCAAAAGATTTAGATGGTGAAGCGAAAGAAAGAATTAGTGCAGCTTTAAATAATCCAAAAGCTGCTATAAACGAATTATTAGTTTACTGCGAAGGTGCAGGCAAGCTATGTAGAAGAAACGGTGGAAATACAAGATGTGCCAAAGCAGTACCGTTTAAAAGAAAAGATGGTAAAACTGTAAGAAGGGTTAAGAAATACGGTCCTAATAAAAATTTCGTTGGTGGTTATGTTTATGAAGGCGGCGAAGGTCCAGGCATTGGCGATGGTCGTTTAATGTCCACAGACAGCGAGCTTGAAAGAGAAGAATATCAAAAAAAGATGGCTGCTAGTCTAGGGCATACTGCGACAGCTATCATTTCATCTCCGCTTGCAGTCATACAAAAATTAGCAAGACCGCTGACTTCAGATGCTAAAAAAGGATATATCCAAACACCGGGACAGTTTCATGTAAACGATGTTGCCATGATGTTGGCATTAGCCAACTCATTAATCAAGCATGATATAGAAAGTGGTAACATTACATATGATGCATCTAAAAAAGAATATGTTGTTGGCGGTGGTGCAGATTTTGCAAGGTTTACAGGTTGTATTAAAGAAATATTAAGAGCCCCAGTATCAAGGGCAGCCATGGCTAAATATAAATGGTTGGAGTCAAATTATGCTCTTGTACAAGCTGTAATGAAATTTCCTACTTTTAAAGAACTTAAGAGAATAAGGAAAACAACCTTAAATAAAGTACCGGGGACTGTGGTAGGACCCGTCACTGGTACAAAGAAGTGTGACAGCTACCCAATGACAGTTGGGTGCAAAGGGCAGCAGCCTGCCACCACATTGGCAATTTTATTGAGGGGTACCGAATTTGGCAAAGCTCAATTTGTTGCGAACAAAGAACAATTTACAAAACTCTTCAATGATAAAATTTATACACCAGAGCTAAAAGATTTTATTGAAAAGGCAATTGTTAGCATCGACGATACTGAAATGAAAGGAATGAACGATGCCCTTCAGACTTTAGGGGTGAAAGAAGATCTAGTTAAAGATCCTCCACAAAAAATAGCTAGTGATTTTGCCAACAATGATGGCACAATAACAGATAAAAGTCAGTTTGATTTTTTATTAGGTAAAATTGCTTTAGCAAATGATATCAAATTGAAAGAACATAAAAAGAATATGACCAGACTTAGATCTATCATTAACGAAATTATTGAAGAAGAATACGAAATTGTTGCTGAAGAACTGCTCACCGAAGGTGGGGCTGGCGGTCATATGCGCCACCCATTTGATTTAGATGACGTCAAAACTGGCGAAGATCTAATCAAAAAGTTTGAACAAATGGGCTCAGAGATCAAAGGTGGCAAACAGCCTGACACTAAAATTGATGGTGTCAACACAAGTATTAAGATTATTGATACTCCAACAGGCAAAGAGTTTGCAATGGATCGTGGGTCAGGAAAGTCTATTGATGTTGAAGGTATAACTACAGATAGATTACCTGAAAGATTCAGTGCTGGACATGGAATGATTCCTGCTGGTGAAAATGTGTTAGGTATTTTTAACGATGCATTAAAAGAAGCCTCTTCTGAATTGAAAGAGCTTGGTGTTCTTGATGACCCAACAAAATTCTTTAATATGGAGTATGTAAAGGGCACAACGAATGTCTTAGCTTACGATCACGACTTCTTAAAGATTCATGGTATCAATCAGTTCTATGAAAAGAAAAACAGAAAAGGTCAGCCAGTAAGACCCGGCTTAGAAAGACCAATAGATCCAGAGACTAACAAGACAATTAAAGATCCATCAGTTCCTGTAGCTTACGATCAAGAAGTTATGGATAGGCTAGTAGAAAAATTAAATAAAGTAGCTGATAAATACGGCTTCAAAGTGTACTCCGAGATTCCTTCTACATCAACTGGTGATTTTGATTTCAGCCCTGTCATGGATGTCCCAGTTCCTGTGACTTACTCAACTGGTGATATCAGAGAAGAAACACTTGGCGATAGACTTAAAGCAGCTAAGAATAGAATTAAAGAGAAAGTCCGTACTGTTGATGGTCGTACACCGCCAGCACAAGGTAAAGAGATCTACAAGGCTGTTCTAGGTGCTTCCGCTGCTGATACCAATGCTGATCCTGAAAGACAGATCCCATTAGATGAATTATTAGCTTCTGATGAAGATTACCAAAGAGCTATTGATGGTGCTGTTTTTTGGCATGCTACAAGGCTCTTAGGCAATGTTATTATGAATAACATGGTAGTAGACCACCCTGCGGTCTCAGGACCCGCTACAGAGCACGAGGGGCTCGTTATTAGGCTATCCGGCGATGACTTCGATACCAAGATTACTGGTGAGTTTATCTTAGGTGGTGAAGCAACCTCATTTAGAGCAGGCGAACCAGAAGCAGAGAAAGAAGTTAAAGCTAAAAATATTGCTTTATTTCCCGGCTCTTTTAAGCCACCACATAAAGGACACCTTAGTGTTATCGAAAGAGTTGCTAAAAATCCAGAGGTTGATGAAGTGAAGGTAATCATTTCGGCTCCCGGCAAGAATGTTCGCAGTGCTAAGATTACACCTGAAAAAGCAAAAGCTATTTTCGAAAAGTTTATTTCAGCAGCTAACATCTCAAAACCTGTGAGTGTCGAGGTTTCAAGCAAACCAAGTCCAATCACAGCAGCTTATGATTACATTGTTGATCAAGCTGGTCCGAATGAGAATGTTTTATTGTTAACCTCTGAAGCAGATTCTAAGAGATACCCACAGGAAAGCTTAGACAAATATGCTGGTATGAATAAGAATGCTGAGACTTTAACAGTTAGAGGTTTTGTATTACCAGTTTGTAGAGATGAGGGCTGCGACACAACAGAAAAAGTTAGTGCTACAACAATCAGAAAGATTGTAGACTCTTATCCAGACATCACTTTACAAGATTTAACAAAGGCTGTCGATCATATGCCTGAAAAGATGTCCACAGCAGATAAGTTGGCTACCTTCGAAATGCTTGTAGATGATAGCCTTTCTAATAAATTTGAAGATGAAGAGTTAAATACTTTGAATGAATCTGTTAGGTTTATACTGGAGACTATTGAGAAAGCATTAGATATAGTATTACTTACTGAAAAGGTTAGAAAAACTAAAGGTAAAGAAGAATACTGTGTTGTTTCTAAGAATAAGAAAACTAAAGAAGGTAAGCTTAGAAAGTATGGCTGTTACAGAAGTAGAAAAGCAGCTAACAAAAGATTAGGTCAGGTAGAAGGTTTTAAGGCAAGAGCCATGGCTGAAGGTGAAGAGATTGAAGAATACCAGATTGTAGAAATGTCCTCGATGTCAGGTGGCAATGTACAAGGATATGCTGGTGGAAACAAAAACAAGTTTTCTCTAATCAGAGAGGAAGATTAAGTAGGGGCTATTTATACTATGGAAAAATTACAAGAACAAAAACTAAGAGCTTTTATTAAAGCTGGTATTATAAAGAAAAAGAAAGAAAGATTAGAAGAACAAATTAAGCAAGCCTTATATATAAATAAACTTAGATCTATAGTAAAAAATATATTACTAAGAGAAGATACAGATGTAAATACTGATACTCCTAATAGATCTACAGGTATTAATGTACTAGCTACTACTCTTAAATTAGTAATTCCTATTATTAAACAAGGCTATGAACAATTAACTTCCAGCCCAGAACAAAGAAAATCTTTTAGAGCCCATGTGATTCAAAACTCCATTAATACTTTGGTTAGAGTCGATCTTACTACTGGCTCAGAAGAAGAAAGAAGAGCCGGCGATGAGGAAAGAGAAGAAGTCACAATGCCTGATAATCCAGAAGTAGAGGCTGAACTCGATATCGAAGAACCACTAGAAGAGCCTGTTGATGAACTAGAAGAGCAGGATGCGATCGATGTGTCTGTTGGTGATGATGAAGATAAATTTATTGATATCGAAGCTGACGATGAACCAGAAGAAGCACCAGAACCAGAAGGTGCTACTGATGTAGCGAAAGCAGTTACTGGTGAAAAAGAATTTGTTCAGCTTGGTGGTCTAGACGACACAGGCATGGAAATGGCTCAGAGAACATTCCCCAAGGTTCAGAAGCAGATCGCAGATGGCTATGCCATGCTCTCACTCAAGAAAGATAAAGAAGACTATGCTGACTTCTTAGTAGCAAACCTCAAAATGTACTTTGATCAGTTCGATCAGGAAGAGAATGTAGAGCTTCCGGAACCAACTTCTCCAGAATATGAGAAAGCAAAGGCTAACACTGCCCGCTTTGCTGCTGGTGAAGAGGGTGCTACTCTTGAAGAAGGTCTCAGTGTCCTCAAGGTTCTAAGAAAGCTAGCTCCAAATCATGAGTATTTTAAAAAGTCTTAGAGAACAAAAAAGAATTAGTAAAGATGTTGAAGCTCTAATTGCTAATTTAACTGTAGAAGAACTGGTCCATTTAAAATTAGAAATAGGTGCTAAAGCTCTAAAAGGCGAGCCATATGGTTTTAAGATCTGGTTTGTACTTCCCAACATGATTAAAACTAGTTTGATTAATTTCACAAAACAACATTTCAGCACGAATAGTTCAGCCAGTAGATTCCTAGGTGTCGACATCAAGACTTGGGGATTTTTAAAAAAGAAGGCTAATTATAATGATTAAGAGGATAAAATATGGCAGCTAGTGCTAAATATGGATCAGATAATGTAGGCTTGTGGACACCATCAGCCACTGGGTCCCAGGCTTTGAGTTCTGATGTTGTTGCTTGGATCGATTGCGAAGATACTGATCAAATAACAACTTTTGTTGACGGCGATCACTCTTATGTCAGTATCATAAAAGATAAAATTAATGACATTAGTTTTGGAGCACCCGCAACTTACCAAGTACCAAGATTTTCAAATGATACAGACTCGTTGTTAATTAACAACAGAAATACTTTGCATTTCTGGGAAGCAAGTCAGCAAAGCACACCAGATACAGCATTAACTGCAACTTTAGATGCTTTTGATGGACACTTAGCAGAATTGAATGACCCAAGATATGCATTTTATGTTTATAAACCAATGGATTATTATGCTGGTGCAAATTATCTTTACCAATATGGTAAAGGTCAAACAGGAAAAGGGTACGGATTAGCCCTGTGGGTCACTGGTTCAGGCGACCTCTCAGATACTGATCATTATTATTTTATGGCATCTTGGGGCGGCGGTGAAGAATATCGCCCAAATGAAAGTGATAGTAATAGTTTTTATTACAACAAAACTGGTGTAGGTAACCTTACTTATCACCAACACTCTGGCACCTCTGGTTATCTGACTAAGGATGGTAAACAGACCGAAGGTACCTATTCATCAACAACTCTAACCACAAATAATTTTGATCAAGATTTAGAGTTTTGGATTGGTGAAGAGATTGGTGGCGGTGGTAGAGGAATGGAATTTATCCTTGCTGAAATGATCATGATCACTGGCAGTGGATTTTCAACCGATGATCGTCAAAGGGTTGAGGGGTATTTAGCTCACAAGTGGGGATTAACTGGAGATTTAGCCGCCGATCATCCTTTTAAAAGTTCCGCGCCAACAAATGGGTTAACCCCTTATGTAGCTTTTCCAAACAAGCAAGGCGAAGTAACCAAAAAAAGATATTCTAAAGATTTTGTTGATGATGAAATGTCAAACCTAAGTTCTCAATATGACACAAGCGAAAAACTAGCTGAATTTGTTCCATTTAGAATGAAAGTTCGTGGACCAGCCAACCTAAGATTTCGTAACACAGTTTACAAAGTTACAAAAGGATGATATAATCTTCTTATGAAGATTTCAGATCTAGTAATAGGTGAATTCTATATTATTAAACCAACCACTAAGAAGCAAGTAGTGGTGAAAGAAGATAGATTAACATTAGGAGGTTTTTCTCCTGTGTACAAAGAAAATTTAAAATATAAACAATCTCTTTTTATTTATGCTGGACAAATAACAGAAAGAGTTATAAAAAAGGTTGACAGCAAAAGAGAAGAAGTTTATACTTATAAACCACACATTATGGTTTGTATTAAAACTGGTGAAAAGTTCAAAGTAGCTGGTTATTACATTCAGACATATTTTATTAAGCCAAAGAAATAGGAGGTACTATGGAGGCAGATCCATCATTCGGACGACCATGGAAAATCGCAGGTCGTTTTGACACTTTTGAGGGTGCGGATAAGAAGAGAAATCAACTTTCCTCAAACAAAAATTTACAAGTTAAAGTTAAGAAACAATTGAAAGGTTTTGTAGTAAAGACCAGATCGAGATCAGGAGAACAACCAAAACGTCTCAGTCGTAAGAAGCAACGCAAGGAGAAGCTCAATGATAGCTGATGTCGTCGTTGGTCTTCAATATGGTGATGAAGGCAAAGGAAAAGTTACTCACCATCTTTGTAAAACAGGAGGTTACACACATGTCTTACGCTACAATGGCGGTTGCAATGCTGGGCACACTATTTTTCATGAAGGTAACAAGTTTGTTACTCACCACATTCCAGCGGGTGTTTTCTTTGGGATTAAAAGTATTATTGGGAACGGTTGTGTTCTTGATCCTGTACAATTCTTCCGAGAGTTGGATGAACTTAAGTCAGGTGGAATCGACACTGAGGGACTTATTTACATCGCTGAAAACTGTCATGTGATCACAGATGACCACAAAGAAGAAGACGGCAAAGATAAAAAGATCGGTACCACCAAACGAGGTAATGGTCCCGCTTACAGAGATAAGTATGCTAGAACGGGCATCATGGCAAAGGACATTCCAGAGCTTAAACCATACTTGATCGATCTACATGATGAGTTCTGGAATCAGACTGATGTTAAAATCCTCTGTGAAGGTGCTCAAGGCTTTGGACTGGATATTGACTGGGGAGACTACCCTTTTGTCACTTCAAGCCATTGTCTGACATCCTCGGTGCTTTTAAATGCTATTCCTCACTATGCCATCCGTGATGTATGGGGAGTTGCCAAAGCTTACGAGACTTATGTTGGTACAAAACAGTTCCAACCACCACATAATAAAGTTTTTGCCCACATCCAAGAAGCTGGGCAGGAATTTGGTGCTACAACTGGAAGAGTTAGACAGTGTAACTGGATTAGCCTTCCGTTTCTTAAAAAGTCAGTTCAACTGAACGGTGTGAATCGTGTTGTAATTAATAAAATGGATATTATGCGCATCGTTGGCAACTGGAGTCTTAGAAACAACGATGGCAAATCTGACTTCTTTGAATATGTTTCGACAGAAGAAGATTTCACTAACAGAATTGAAGAATTCTTGGCTAGTACTGGTAAGGATATTGATATTTTCTTTTCAGATAGCCCACATAAAATTTAGGGAGAATAAAATGAATAACAAATTTTTTAAATTTCATTTTAAGAATGATAAAGCAAAGCGAGGCACAAGCTGCCATAAAATTTTAGATAGTTTCACTGAAGCCATGAGCTTCGCCTATGATTATCTTGATACGCTTAATGATAAACCCGATACAGAACCGGGTCAGTATAGAATAGTTGGAGTATATGAAATTTTATACTCTCACGACAATTCAGTTCCAAGAGAACTTAACTAATTATAAAAGGAAACAACATGACAAGATATTATTGGTGCGACGATAAAACCAAAGAGAAAATCGAAGAAGAAGATATCCACGATGATGGTGGAGTAACACCAATCATATTAATGACCGGCGACGGAGGTGCTCCACAAATGCCAGATTCAGTAGATGTGATGGATAATGTAATCATGTTTTATGGAGAAGTTAGCGAAAAAAATGCGAAGCTTTTAAATAAAGCACTCAGAACAGTTGATAAAGATTTGCAAGTATTCAAAGTCAAATATGACTCCGAACCACCTCCAATTAAATTACATATCAGTTCATATGGAGGATCCGTTTTTGCGGGGTTCTCAACTGTTGATGTAATATTAAATTGTAAAACTCCAGTTCATACTTATATTGATGGATCTGCCGCTTCAGCAGCAACCTTAATCAGTGCGGTAGGAGACAAAAGATTTATTTACGAGCATTCACACATGCTTATTCATCAGCTTTCCTCCGGTATGTGGGGTAAGTTTGAAGACA